CACAACACCTGAACCCAGAGTAAACGTATCCCCAGAACTACCCAGGGTTACTGTGCCGTTGTCAGCGATTGGTTCTATGTTTGTTGTTTTAATTGTTCCCATTATGATCCTATCCTGTATGCTCCAAATAATGTTTTTCTACTTGGTGTAGTTCCAAAAAAATCTGGGTTACCACTTGTGTCATCTATTTGTCCAAAACCCTCTAAATAATCTGATGATCCATTCATATCTACAGTTAGAGTTGCGTTAACAGTACAAAAAGAACCTAAAGTATTTCCTCTAGCATCAATTTTTGATTGACTAATCTCTGACCCATTTTTGTATATAAATAAATTTAACTGATCTAAATTAGCACCTGCAATTGTATCTGAACCTAAAACTGCATAAACAAAATACTTTCCTGCTACTGTTGGGGTAAATCTATAGTTAGTAGAATTATCATAACAATTATCGGTATCAAAAACTTCAGAATTAAATTGTATTTTTGTAGTGGTATTATCCGTTACAGTTTGATTAGAACTTAAAAATGCTTCAAAAGCTGGATATAAAAAACTTGGTTTAGCTCCCGTTGCAGTAGTAATAGTATCCCCAGAGCTACCTATCTCTAAACTAGTTCCTGATTGTGGGTCTATTTTATCTACAAATAATGTTGCCATATTATACTACCGTTAATGTTCCTTGTACTGTTACTGTTGCTGTAAATGATACTGGACCACATAACATCATGTTGTCCGTTGCAGGAACTGTAATTGTTTCTGAAACTGTTGCTAGGTTTTTATATCCACCATTGATTGCAGAAATCATTCCTGCTTGAATACTGTTTTCTCCAGGGTTAATGCTACCTGTAGATTTACCTTGGAACACTACATAGATGTTTGCTGTGCCTGATGGTGGAGCTTCTGTAAATGCTAGAGTGGTACCACCTGATATTGAGTAAGCTGAAAATGGATCTTGTCTAACGTTTCCAACATAGACTTCTGCTTCTGCAGTATTTGAAACACTTTGACTTAATGTAAAATTTGTTGTTGAACCATTACCATTGAACTGTTGAGAGTTCATGGTATTTAAATTTTGTTTTGGAGCGTTTCCTAAATAAGCCATGATTCCTCCTACGTACTTATATCATCTACAGCGCCAACGACAGTATCTAAAGAAGAAGCTGTATCTGATTTAACATACAACTGATCTCCTGAAGCAAGTACTATCTTCGAGCCTCCATCAATAAGTTCCAATGATCCGCCACTTACAATCGGCGCATTTTTGATTAAATAATAATTAGCTGATGATCTTCTTATGTAAGCTTCAACATTAATTGTTGAAGTAGTGATGTTTGCCATTCTAACACTAATTAAAGTGTCAAAACTATTTGCAGCACCACCTAAAGCATCAACTGCTGAAGTTCCTGTTTCTCTTGTTAGATAATTTCTAAAGTTTTGTGCCATAATTTATTCCTTATACTACAAGGCGATCGACATTGCAATCACGAACCCATTACTTGGTACACCCACAATTGTATCTGATGCATCTTTAAATACCGCTTTACTAGCAGGTAAAGTACAAAATACATCTTTTGTGCCTGCTGAAAAGTTAACAGCGCTATCTGAGTTAGATGAAGAAATAATAGTTGTTCTAGCTAATGTTCCAGCCGCAACGGTCCCAAGACCAACTTCAAACTCTGCTCCACCTTGTAAAGATATTGCATAGTAAGTCGTATTACTATTTCCAATAGCAGAAGAAAAAGTTTCAAAACCAGTTACCGCTCCAGCCAAAGTGAATGTGCCGGTACCAGTAGTCGTACTTGTTTCTTTTACTCTGTCGTTTACTACTAACGCCATTTGTATTCCTTATAAATATTACGCGTCGCCAAGTCTAATGATTGCACTAGATGAATTAGCAGTTGGAAACTGAACAACAAAATCACCGTTAGTTGCAGTTTTTGATCCGCCGAAATCTAGAACTAATACTGCTTCATTAGAAGTCCCTTTATAAATCAGAGCACCTACTGCTGTTAAAGTTACAGATGAAAAAGTTAAATCTGCAAAGTCAACGTATGCAATATTACTTGCTACTGCTACACCATTATTTGTTAAAGTATTTCCACCAGCAGTATAACTTGTACCAGATGAAGAAACTTCATTACTAGTTGTATAAGCTGTTGTTGAAGTACTGAAACCAGATATATTAGTGTATAGTGCTAATTTGAAAGTTGATCCACCAGATGAATCAAAATCAAACACACCACCAAGTAGGTCTGTTTTAAAAGAGTCAGGTACTATATTAGCCATATTTTTTCTCCTTAATTATTATGGTGATGGCGACTTAATCTGAGAACGAATAGCGCCATCTTGCCATTCATCTCTACGTCTTCTACCTTCTTGTTCAATAGAGTACGATTTTGCAGCCCTTTTATATGACTGTTCATAGTATTGTAACAGATCCGCTGGACCTTTCAAGTATCCATATGCTTCTACCAGACAAGCATACAAAAGTAAATCCTGATATTTGTTAGATGTGTAAGTTCCTGAAGCGCTTACTGATGAGTCTGTAAGACTTGTTGGCTGTTTAATATAAGCCAAAGTAATTTCAAAAGTAGCGTTTGGTGTAGGTGCTACCACCCAAAAATTAGCGTCCCAGTTAGCATAATACTTAGGTAGGCCACTGGCTGTGCTAGGTGTGTTGTAATATTCTGTCATAAAACTAGTGTCTCTTTTTTCTAAAAACACCTGATTATTAGATCCATCTTTTAATTGAACATATCTAATCGCTCTTAAGTCCGATGGAATGGTGACATATCTGTTTCCAGACTGTAGGTTTGATGTAGCATAAAATCTATTATCATCAGAGTCTACTTCTCTATAGATTCTGTTCTCAGCATTTTTAATTATTGTGTTTAGAACACCTGTCGACAATACAGCGCTATCTACTTCTGTATAGTTTCTAATATCGTCCTGTAAGTTTGTAAGTGTATATGCCATTATGGTGATAGTGTAACCGGACCAGCCGATATACTTCCTCCTCCTATTTTTGCAGTTGCAGTTGCTGTGCCTGAAGCTGTAAATGTATAGTTATTAGCATTTGTAACTGTAATTGTAAATCCCGAAGCGTTATTAATATCTGTAGAAGTTATACCCGCACCAGGTTCACCGTCTCTAAATCTAACAGTATCACCTGTAGTTCTTCCATGATTATCTTCAAACACTGTAATAGTTGTAGATCCACTTACAGCAGACAATGGGTTTAAAGTTAATACTCTTGCAACAGCAGGCTCAACTCTTGCAGGTCTTGCATTTAATAAACCTTGTGGATCCGCTGAATGTGGTTTTGGTTCTAGCTGAGGATGTTTTGGTTCAAACTCTGATACATGAACTCTTGCTCCATTCCATTCTATTACCATTTCAGAATATGGAAAAGCTAATCCTGATCTATCTGATATAAATTGTGCATATTTACCTGAAGAAAGACTCGACATTAAGACTCCGGATAATAAACTTTAGGACTAATAAAAGTACTTGATGATGAGCCGTCCTCTTGTAGTGCTCTTTGTAATTCATCTTCATACAACATCTTTAACATTTGAACTCTGTCAGGTGCATTTTTAATTGCAAGATAGTAAGCTAAACCGGCAGTCATACATGGTACAAATCTATATGGTACATCTGCATCATTAGTATAGTCTCCGGCATCTTGAATTCTTTTTACATAGTAATAATTTAAAAATTTACCTGCCTCATTAGACCCAGGTGTTAAATATAAAGTAACTGTAATTTTATCTATAAATCTTTGAACAAAATATTGTGATGGTGTTCCAGTAGATGTTTTATTTGAAAACGCTTGATACTGTGATCTACTTACCTTTGTAAGAGGTGTATCTACATTTGAGTTTCTGTATGATGCTTCTAATATATCATCAACACCATAAACAGCTGTAGCACTTGAAGTGCCATCACTTGTTGATCTAAACATTGTATATGTTGCTTGATCTGCAACTAATGTAATATTATTGTTTGCAACTTCCCAATAATGTAACCCTCTATTGGCCCATTCTTGAAATAAAATATTAAGGGATCTTCTTGCAGATTTTAATTGATAGCCAGAAACACCTTGTATACCCAATCTTTCATAGGACTCTTCAACAATATCTGAAATAGAAAAACCTTTTTCAAAGGTAGTTGTACCCGAAGTAGTGTTGGCCATTTACTCTCCTATTTATCTATAATAACAGTTGCAGTTGCATTTGATATAGCAGAAACTGTCATTCCGCCTTCAAATAAGATTCCGTCTTCTGCTAGATTATAAGAAAATACATCACCTGCTGGTACATCTACTTGAAACTGTGTTACTGAGTTTCCATCTTGTAATGTAACTGAACCTGCAGAACCTGTTGATGCTAAAATAATTCCTCTTAATCTTGTTCTTCCTGCAAAGACTGATGTAGCGTCTGTTTTTCTAACTGCTTTTACGTCTGATTTCATTATCCTGTGTATCCTATTGTTACAGAGTCTGTAGTAGTTAAGTCTAAATAGACTCCATTTTTAAATCTTATACCAGAACCAGGTATCATTATATCTAATCCTTCATCACTAAATTTAGCTTGAAACTCTAAAGAACCTGTTCCGTCTGTTCCATCATGTAGTTTTACTAAACAATTAGTTCCACCATGAGCTTGAATATAAGTAACTCTACATGGTCCTAAATTTACACTTCCACCAGTGATAGTTTTAAATCTACCATCTGCTGTTAATGTTGTAAACTTTTGATCACTTATAAAAGATCCGCCGCCTGCCATAATTATTCTCCGTTAAATTGATGTGGGGCCGAAGCCCCACACTAATTATTTATTATGATTCTTTAGCAAAAGTTCCTCTAACTTCAGTAACTTGCCATGCAGTAGTTCCATCTAATGATGCAATTACAACATAGTCACCTTGTCTTGAAGTAGCTTTTGTATTGATTAAGTCTTTGTCATCTGTTGAAGAACCAGCGTATGTGATTCCATCAGAAGCGTTTGGACTGATCGTCATTGTGTTTTGTCCATCAGGCGCATTGTTTGCGAACTTGAATGAGTATCCAACTGCAATTGCAGGTAAAGTGAATACCACACCATCTGTTTCAGAAACAAAAGTTTTTCCTGAATCAGCGTTAGTCACAGTGTAACTTGAAGCTTTAGTTTCAATGTTAACACCTTCTTTACCTTGAAGTACTGGACCTGAAAATGTAGTTTTTGCCATAATTATATCCTCCTAGTTTACAGATCATAGTCTCTAGGCCGTCGACTATACGCGTCTATGATCTTTTAATAATTGTATAGTAAGTTTTTTATATACTAGATTTGAGTAGAGTGCAAGAGAGCCTACGGTATTTATGCATTTCAGCGATGTAGCTTTTGACTAAGTAGCTACAGAAACTTGTGGAGTAACACCTTCTACAGTGTTTTGTTTGTGAGCAATAGCTGCTTCTTCCAGCTTAATATCAGTGATGATCTGCTTAACTTTGTCATCAATTCTGACCATTTCAAGAGTATATCTACCGTTAGATAGATGCTCCTGTTCCCACTTCAACTCCAAGGACCTTTTTGCTTTGTATAGGTCTTGTATCATTACTAACTTCCTCATAAGTTATTCGATAAGGTCTGTCCGAAAACATTCCCGATGATTCCCAACTTATACTCTTTTCTCCCAGTTTGTCAACTATTGATTGTTCTAGTGAAACAGGATCATCATTAGAATCTACTTCAAATCTAGCGTGATGATCGTATGCGTATATGTTTACAAGGAATTTTTTCATGGTTTTGTCTTTCTATATAGTGATTGTGGCGGAACTATGTCCCGCCACAAAATTATTGATTAAGCACCTGGTGATGCAAAAATACCTCTAGGGTCTGATACGCCAAATACGTATCTTTCTCTAGCTTTGTATCTTACGTTTCCAGTATCGAAATCGCCTTCCATTTTAGTAGTCAATGGAGCTCTTTCCATATGCTTCATTCCGTTAGGCACGTCTGTAGTGATATAGAACGCATCTGTGTCAGTTAAGTAGTGGTTAACTGTGTATCCACCAGGAACCATTCCCATAGATACAAGTGCGTTAATATCATTATCAGCAGTTCCAACTCTTTGTGAAGACTTCATAAGTCTTTCAGCAGTGAATTGTAGTGCAGATGGAATGATCATCTTCACAGCTTTCGCAGCGATCTTTAAACCTCTTTCATCAGTAAGAGCAGCGATATCAATCATTGCTTGTTCTAATGAAGTTTCGTTTAAGTCCGCAGCTGTTGCCAATGTATTACTGAAAGTTCCAGAAATAGTTGGGTGAGCTGTGTTGAAAAGAGTTACACCATCGCCTGAAGTGAAACTCAATCCAGGTAAACCATTGTTCAATGGTGAAGCTGCTTTAACTTGTTTAGTTTGAGCCATAGATCTTGCTAAAGCTTTTGTATATCTAGACGCAAGTCTGTCATACAAATTGTCCTCAATAGCTTCCTCAGTGATAGCAAACCCAAGAGCAATTGTCTCGTGAGTGTATCTAGCTGTGAAAGTTTCTTGAGCACTGTCGTAAGTTATCCCAGAACCTTCTGGTTTAACTTGTGCTTGAGCGAAACCTGATAACATAACTTCTTCTTCAAAAGCTCTGTCAGATGACTCAGTTGTGTATATTTCAGCATGTTCTTGTTCATACTGTTTATACTCCAGGCCGAATAAGGCATTCAAACCTGGCTCTAGTTCTTTAACTAGTTGATTACGTGATATAGCCATAATTTAATTACTCCTTATATACCCGCCACGTTGTTTCCAAGAATGTGCTCATTGATAATAATTCTAAGAGCAAAGCCCTCAGCAGTAGTATCTGAATGATCAGGATCTCTAGAAACACCTAGGATTTTAAGTTGAGCGATAGAAGCACTTGTTGTAGCCGAAATTTTTGATTTCGAAATAAACAACGGAGTAGTTCCTACTGCCACGACTTGGTCAGCACATCCACCAACTTCATTTTGGTTGAATGCAGTGTCCGCAGACATGATTTCATAAACCTGTCTTGGGTCGTCATTTACGAAAGCAACAATATCAGTAGCAGTATTACTTGCTGGTGAATAGTTGCTGAACGTTGGTTTACTAGTTGTAGCGTCAGTGTAGAAAACGCCGTTCAGTGAACCCAGATTGTTTGCATCTGTGTTACCTGAAGCGAGAACAACTCCATCTGCAGTTAATTGCACCATTGCTGCGTGCGAAATTAAAGCAGAAGAAGCTGCAACGCTGTACTCTGTAAGAGCACCGACATTGTCAGACTGACCAACTTTTTTAATGGGTCTAAAACCGAACCCAGTTGTTGACGCGTTAGCCATACGTTTCTCCTTAAATGTACCTGCCCCGAAGGGCCTCCAGTACGGTTAATTCGCTGGTTTCGGAATTGTTAAAAAATTAACTTTTCTTTGAACCACCGAAGGTTACACGAGTATCTCTATCAACATTGATAGGCATACTCTTATGCTGTTCCTTCGCAAGATCGGCGTCTATTGCAGCCTGCTGATCCTGTGCTTGTTTAGCATAGTATTCAGTTCTTTGCTGCGCGATCTCCTCTGGTACCCTTGTCAGCACAAGGCCTCCGTGCCCGATAACCCCTGCGTATTTGCCATCTGCGATAGTTGGAAAGTCCTCTTCAGGATATTCATCTGATCTAACTAATTCATACCCGGATCTTAAGCGTCCTTGTATGTTTTTTGTATCAGTGAATCCTTGGATTTCTATCCTGACCCATCTGTGTCTATATCCATTTGGCGCGTTGGGCGTATCTAAGTACGATGGTGGAGTCCAAACTTTAGGTCTCTCTTTTGGAGCTACCGTTTTTGCTTGTGTTTCTACTTTTGTAGAATCACTTTTATTTGTTTGGCTCGCACGAGTTGGTTGTTTTTTTTCCATATGCCTATACCTCCTTCGTGTTCATAAGTTGTTTCGCATATTCTTCTAGTGGCACACCTAATTTTTTAGCAATTGCTACTTGAGATGATGTGAGTCTCACTGATTTACGACTAGTCTTTGAACTACGCGTTGCAGAGGCAACGGTTTGTGTAGGTTTACTAATCGGCTTGTCCTTAGGTGTATCAAATTTATGGGGAAATTCAAGTCTAATTCTCTTGTCTATTTCCGTATAATATTCGTCAGACCTAGGGTCAATTCCTTCTTCTTCGGTAATTTTTCTGTGTAAATCAAACGCTGTATACGTCATTGCACTGTCTTTACCGAACCAGTCATTATTACTAGCCCAATCTTCTGCTCTTGGATCAGGAGGAGTTTGGACTTGTTGTCTGGGTTGTTGATATAATGGTTGTTCAACAGGTACTTCTTTAGCTGCAGTTTCCTGCATTTGATGTTGAGTTTTTAACTCAGCTAATTTACCCTGCTCATAACCAAGTTGAGAAATAGAGGCTAAAGCTTCTGTCTCAGCTTTAGAATCTTCATTCTGTCTAGCAGCTCTTAATTTTTCTTGGGCCGCTGCAATAGAAGAAGTAATTCTTCCTTCCATTTCTGCAACATAATTTTTGTCTAAAGAATCTGCTGTAGTTTTAAATTGGTCTCTTTCCTTTTTAACACTGTCAGCAAAACGTAAAGCTTCTTCTTTTTGTCTTTCCGCTTCACGCATTCTTTTCGTTAATTTAGCTATTCGCTTTTTAACGCCTTCAGAATACTCTTCAATTTGCTTACTGTTGTCTTCTTGTTGATCACTTGCTTGAACATCAGACTGCTCCACAGGTTTCTCAGATGAGTCACCGGCGCTACCACCGTCTTCAAGTTTTGTTTCACGTTCGTTTTCATATGTTTTGTCCTCTGTCGGCTGCTCTGCAACCTGTTCTGTTTTTTCTTCTGGCAATTGAATATCTACTTCGGGACCGGAAGTATCGATATCAACTGTTTTATTTTCTTCTTGCATAGTATCTCCTATGATTGTTAAAATTCGTGGAATATATCTTCAGGGTTTTCCACGGTTGCTAAAACTTCATCATCATTCAAAAGTCTTATCTCACCCCCATCTATTTTAATTCGTGATCCAGCATATCTTGCAAAGATAATCCAATCACCTTTTTTACACCAAGGTCCTTCTGGATATCTTTCTTTATCATAGCAGTGTGGACCCATTCTTAAAACTAATCCACAAGTTGATGCTACTTGTGAACGATCTACTGTTTCATCCGCTAATATAATACCACCTTTAGTTTTTTCTTTTTGTTTAAAAGGTAAAACTAAAATTCTCCAACCTGTCGGTTCTGGAAGTTTTGATGATTCGTCTATTTCTTTTTTATTTTCTTTTTCAACACCAACTAGTTCTTTATTTGGTAGAACTATCTTTTGGTTTGATGCTGATAATTGTTCCTTGTTCGTCATTTTGCTCCTTTGTTTTTAGCAGGGTGGATATTTCCTGTAATAAATACTGATAAGTTCGTATTTGTCCTAACATATACTGGTATTTTTCCATGCTGTCAACATTACCGTTAGTCATTGCAACTACGACATCATCATGTCTCATTTTAATTACTCTTCTTATTTTCTCTACAAAATCCATTATAGTGCTTCTCCTCTTTCTGGTTCAAACTCATCTAAAACATCTATCTTCTCTTTTGCCGCAGCTATTTTTTCTATTTGTTTATTAACTTCTTCTATGTGTTGTGGATGTTCTCCGATACCTACTGAGTTATCTAAAAAAATATTTGCAGTTGCATCTGCTTCTGCAATATCAGCTTCGTATCTAGCTCTTAGTGCGTCTAGTATTGCTCTTCTCATTTTTTCTCCTTTTAAAAAGATGGCTAATGTAATTGAAAAAAATATCTAGGGAACCAAAAAATCTATAGATAAATCGATCTAACATTTCCATCTTCTTCGTGCCTGACGGATACGAGAATTAGGATCGTTACGAGTTTTTGCTGATGACCGTTTTAATTGTCCTAGTGATCTAGCGCAGTATGATTTCCTACGATTAGCAGCTTTTGATCCTGGCTTCACTTTTCCAGTCACGGCTGTTTTTAATTTACTTCCAGGGTTTGCTGCCCTGTAAGCTCTTACACCTTTAGCTGTCATTCCAGCTCCAGATTTTGTTGGTCTATAATTTGCTCCGGGACCTTTAGTAGTTTTTCTAATTGTCATTTTCTCTTTGCAAATGTTGAAACGTTAGTTGGTTTACCACCTGGATTACCAGCTGCTCTTTTTCGTTTGACAGCACTCGCCTTTTGTGAGCTTGTCATTCGTGTGGCTTTTGCAAGTGGGACGCATTTTGGATATTTCCTCTTTGAGCCTTTGCTTCTCCCGCAAGGTTGATATTTCCCGTTCTTCTTCGGTGCTCCGATGTCCACCCATTTCTCTTTGACCCATTTTCTTAGACCACCTTCAGCCATTATTTTCTCTTGGATTTTTTCTTTTTCTTTCCACCTGGTTTTATTTTACCAGAACATACAGCAGAGCCGTACATGTTTGCGTACGCCGAGGGGTAAACTTTAAATTTACGCTTGGCTGCTGCCTTACCTTTTGCACAAAGTTTAGCCACAGACTTTCATCCCTTTTTTATACCCCATTCGTTTTGCAACTTGTGGTGCTTTCTTTTTAAGAGCTCTTATGCCTTTACCTTTTTTACCGGCAGGTATTTTCTTTTTTGGTTTCATTATTTTTTCTTACTACGGCTTGCTTTTCTTACAGCTCTACCGCCCTTTTTAGTTTTTCTAACTTTACCACCTTTTTTAAAACCCATGCTGTCTAATATACTGTATCTATCTCCTTCAACCATCATTCCAGGAATCTTTCTCATGTTTTTAACACCAGATCCTCCTCTCATTATGTCATCTTGATATACAGGTTCTTCCATATTAGCTAGTTGTCTAGCTATAGCGCTAGAACTTGTTCCACCTCTTCCGCTATTTACATTAGCTGTAGATTTTTTATTCATTAAAGCTTTACCGGCACCTAACAAAGCGGCACCAATTCCTAAACCTTTAAGAAGTTTTTTTAGTTTTTTCTTTGCCATTATTTTTTTCCTCCGTGATTTTTAAAAATCTGTGTACCCTTTATACCATAAATGCTCGCCACGACAAGAATCCAAAGATTAGTGAACCATGACGGGAGCGTAGAGAACATATCAAAGAACAATTTTACTTTGTCCATCGCTGTTGGGTCTTCTGATACGACTGCCCACGCCAAAATTACGATGGGCGCCGACAAAATTACAAGAACCGCCTCGTCCTTCCAGTCCGATTGACGTGCTTCTAATAATTTACCTTGGTAAGCTTCTTTTCCTTCGGCCATACGAGATGCGTGCATTAATTGTGCATCTGACATAGCCATTTTAGTTTTCTGCTTGTTAGCATAAATTTTACTTCCAGCAGAAACGGCTAATTTAATTGCCTGAAACCACATGTTAGTACCAATCTGCTTTGCTTTTCTTTTCTGCAAGCATTCTTCTTTGACCTTTTACTTGAACTGATTGAGTTTCAGTAGGGTTTGACACCTCAACTTCTACTCCGCCGTTTAGTAAACCGTCTTTATTCAAGAACATGTCATGATCTACATGAGTCATGCCTGCGTGACTGTTTTTTTTATTTTTTTTCATATTTATTCTCCTCTACTTCTGATTATAGCAACATTTCCAGGCATTTCACCCATTTTCGGTGCTGATGGAATTGTTTTACTTAAAATTGTCTTTTCAATAGACGTATTAGCTCTTAGTTTAGCTAATTCTTCGTTTTGTTCAAGCTTATCTTCTTGATTACCTTGATTCATCATAGCTTTTGACTTGTCTAAGTTTAATCTTTGATCAGCTTGGTCGTGTTTTTGTTGGTTATCCATAGCTCTAAGGTCTAATTCCCTTGCTTTTAGTTTTGCAATAGGGTCATTTCCAAAATCACCCATGATTTTGTTTTCTTCTTCCTTAAACTCTTGAGTCATATCAGCAATTAACTTAGCTTTTCTTGCTTCAATACCCATACTTAACTGCATAATCTGTTGTTGAATTTCAGGACTCTGTGCCATCTGTGGATTTTGTTGTGCCATTTGTTGCATTTGCATTAATTGTTGTATTTCTTCTCTGAACTCTACTTCTAATTGCTCTTGCGCCATTAAAGAAATGTGTTCAAAGATGTTTTTTTGTAATGCACCCATAATTACAGGATTATTTTTAGCCATATTAGTTGCCATAAAATTTAAATGTGAAGTTATATGTGCTCTGTGGTCCTGACCTTTAAATGCTTGAAAAGGTTTACCACTCATTGCCATAATATTTTCAGATGCTGGATCCATTGGCATTGGTTGTTGAGGTGGTGGTAGGATTCTATTAATATCTTTTACACCAATTGCAGAATACATATCTTTATAAGCTTCATACAAATTATGCATTTGTGGATTTGACATCGCAAGTTGTAATTCTGTTTGAGCTAAACTTATTCTTTGTGATTGTGAGAATATGTTTGGATCTGCAACAGGTAAGATATCTACTTTTTCATCAAAGTCTGCAACCTTGATATTTCTTTGTCCACCTACAACGTCATACGGATATTCTGGTGGAAGATATGTTTTAAATACGTCAGCTAACAATACAAATTCTTTTTTAAGTGCCACATACAATCTTTTATGTATGGCTGACATGACTCTGGAACCACGTTCTAAAAGAGCAATGGTCGTTCCAACAGCGGCCTGTTGGTTGCCGTCACCGACCTGCATGTCAGCAATGGCGGCAAATCGTTGTCCTGCTTGAACCACTATTCCCATTAATTGTAATAATGTTGCTGATGGTTCTTTGAAAGGTAAAGGCATAAATGCGTCTCTGATGTTTCCTCCAGGTGCATCTACATCTCTAAACTCTCCAGGTTGAATCGATTGCGCTTCATCTCTAACACGAATACCTCTTTGCTTAAATCCAGCTGGCATATTTGAAAACGTACCAGCGTCTAATAATTGTCTAAGTGCATTCGTTGCAGTTCGTGATAATCCACCGATCATGTGGATTAAACCAAAACCATAAAAACCTAGACCCGGTAAAAATTTAAAGTGTGCAAAATATTCTACTTTACTTTTTGTTGGATCTTCAGGTTTAAAGTTTCTTCTAATTGACAAAACTTCTCTTGACGATGTATCTAAAGTTACAATGTAAGGAAGTTTAATTCCTGTCGGGTTTTGCTCCATGTCTTTATCTTCAAAACCTTCTAGATCAATATTTGTATGTACTTCTAGAATAGTGAACATTTGTTCGTCTCTAGTTTTTTTAACTCCTTCAAGTTCTCTTTCTTTTTTTTCTACTTCTGACTCTTGTGCATAGCCTGGTGTAATTTCTATGTCTCTATAAAAACCAGACACTTGTTTTTTTCTTAATTCATTTTCTGACATTTTTAAAACATGCACGATTGAATCTGCATCTTCTAAAGATGTTGCAGTGTATGGAACTATCAGGTCATCTGCCGGAACAAATTTAGACACGGCTCTGTCAAGAATTTCATCGTAATAAATTTTCTTGAAAGCAGAGCCGCTAAGAGGGAGATAAAAAAGTAACTGATCGAACTCGGGTTCATACTCTTTCATCACGTTCATGAGTTGATAGTTCATGAAATTTTTTACTCTCGTTGACTGCTCTTCTTTTTGTCTAGAAGGTATACCCATAATCTGAGTATGTACTGGACCAGTCGCTGGAAGTAATTCTTTGTAAGCTTGTGCTTGAAACTGTGTTACTGCTTCTGCTAATACAGGGTGTGTTGCACCACTTGCATTTGAGAAGGGTTGAGATCTTGTCTCGTATTTAAATCCTAATAAATCTAAACCTTTTGTATATGCATCTTCCCAGTCTTTTCTGGATGCTTTGTATTGTGTGTAGTTTTCAAAAAGTTCAGAACCTAATCTACCTAAAACATCTTCAGGTAATAGGTCTGCTAAATTGTCAAAGTGTTCGTTAGTTCCTGGCTGGTTTACAGCTTCAGGATCAAAAGTAATTGTAGCACCGCCGTCTTCATCTTGTTCAACCTGGACATCTTCTGGTCCAACTTGTTCTTCAATATTATCTTGAGACGCTTCTGCTATCTCTTCTTCACTAGGTAATTTTATTTCCTGCTCTACGTTTGGTAGAGACTTGTCG